ACCAGCTAGATCACTCGTAAGGTTAGTGACGGCGGACTGTGGCACGTTGGTTATTGTGTTAGATGATCCACTGATCGTCTTGTTAGTGAGGGTTGCGCTAGCGCTGTTTTTAGTCGCATCACTAGTGTTATCCACGTTACCAAGGCCAATAAAGGTCTTATCAATCGTCTGCCACTGGGCATTGTAGTCAGCTGAATCTATCTTCGTTAGAGCCTGATTCGCTGTACCGCCAGCTATAATGCCTGCGCCTGGAGCACCAGGGGCACCTGGGTCACCCTTAGCACCAGTAGTCACACTAGCAAGGATGTTGCTAGATTCGGAAACATTCGAGCTTATGATGTTTCCGTCTACGACGTTGGCACTAATCGTGACAGAATCGGCCATTACGTCAACCTGTTTGTAGGGCTGCCATCGAGTATGATAGTACCCTCGTTGATTTTGTAGACCTCAGCTCCGTTAGAATGTACGTCAACTTTTACATCATAGTAATATGTGCCAGGTTCAAGAGTGGCTGTATCTGATGGGTTTATCGTGATTGTTGCGTTACCATTAGAGTCGCCACTGGTGACGTTCTTTATAAGCACAGCTGTAGCATCAGTAGTGCTCGTATCATATTCAACGGTCTTAACCGTAAACCGTACTGTTGCACCCACGAGTGTGGTTGGCACGCCGTTGCGTGAGTACTCCACCGCTATGGTGTAAGTTGTACCTCGGTTGATCTTTAGTCTTGATGTTGCCATGACACGTTCCTTTGCTTAAAGGGTAGTGTCACGCTCTGAGACTGTACCTGTTACCCTTATTATACCATATTATGTACGTCCACCCCATACCTTACGAAATACGGGGTACTGTCCACTTTCCATACGCGACTTGTCCCACATATCCATCGACACCACTGGCAACCCAGCCTGCTTGAACGCCCACGCCCACGCCCGCTCTGTACCTTGCGCCTGCAATTTATCCTGTGGGGTAGTGGGAAATAGCCCACTCATCACACCTGTCTATAAAGTTACTTAATTTACAGCCTCAGTTGGATAGAAAGATTTTCTGTTTCGTCTGGCGTGTACCAGTGAGCGGCCGTGCGAACTTTTGCTGCTGGGTCTAAAGTAGTCTCGCTATAGTCCTTGCGATAAGTCGGCTATTTACCGATCGAGTGCTACCGCGTCTGCGGATGACTATGTCTCGCTTGTTCTATATATATTATAGCATTTATGCTTCGTTTACTTCTACTAGCAGCCCCTCTATATCCTTCTCGTCTATGATGAAATATTTTGTGTCGTTGAGTTCTAGTTCGCTTGCTGCGTAGTCTTTGTACACGATACGATCATCTCGGCTATATGTGCATCCTTCGCCACAATTAATAACTTTCGCGAACTTTGGCTCGAGTTTATCCTGTTGTGTAAGGATAATACCGGCCGCCGTCGTCTTATCTTTTACCTCTGGTTCACAGAATAGTTTTCCTGGTGCTGGTTTAATTGTTTTCACTTGCTACCTCCTCAAACATGGTTTTGTAATGCTTCCAATTCTCTGAATCTATCCGCTGCTTCAGGGCTACTCTCGCGTTATCTACTTGCATATTCCTAGTAGGTTTGTCGAGAAGCTTTGTAATAGCCTCGTACCAATCGGATTGCGTATTATTCGTGACGACTGCCGCGCCTCCGGGCAAGCGTTTGTATGGTTCAACGGCCGATGCGACGAAAGCAGCGCCCATTCGCGTGGACTCTTGCCACTTTATATCGGACTTTGAGCGGTTGAATTGGGTATCTTTCAGCGGCGCTATTGCAATATCAAAATTCAGCTTTGGGAACATGTCACCTGTCCACTTCTCGCTTGCTACGGGATCGAGAATCGTTGTTCGTGCTTTGGGTAAGTATTCATCAATTGGCAAGCCGACACACTTAAAGCACACATCCTTGCGCTCATTCATTATTTTGCGTATTGCAGGGAGTACGCCTGTATCGTGTAGGTCATCATAGTGCGACGGGCCGCCAAAGTATCCGACAACAACCTTATTTCCGTTGTCTGGGTTATATTGTTCGTAATCATGACCTATGACATTCGGTAGTGTGTAAACCATCGCCTTTGATTCTGATTTATTTTTGAGTTTCGTCGCGAGATACGGCGTCGTTGTGCTGATATAGCTAGTTGTTGCTGCGAGTCGTTGCAAGTAGTACGCAGCGTCTTGGCCAGCTTTCAGCCAAAACGGGTTAATCGGGTCTATGTCATACACATCATCGTCAAAGTCAATAATGGTCTTAGTGCCGTATTTGACCTTCGCACCGTATAAGACTGCTGCTATGTAAGGGCTAGTAAAATATGTCGTGAAGATAATGTCGTACTGGCCAAGATGGTCAACCTCCGCCTCTCCATGCTCTTTGATAAAGGTTTCGGAGTCGGTAATTTCATCCTGTCCTCTAATCACCCTATCCTGGTAATCAATTTGCCAGTCTACATATTTCGCTAGCTCCTGCATCGGTCGCCATATGCGCCATAGGTCGATTGCAGATGTACTATGTTTGCCTTCAGATATAACAAGTATTTTCATAAGTGCCTCAATTAGTTGATTTGGTGGTATTTTCGCCGCTACATTCTGGCCGTTAGCTATGTAGTCCGTGGCATATACCAGGGCTGCCGTCGTTCATGATCTCGTATGCGTTTCTCGATTTTGTCTACTGCGCTTATATCGCCTGCTTTGATAGCTCGTATCATCATCGTGCGAAGGTCGCGCAAATCTCGATCATTCATCTGACCGACAATCGAATTAAACGCTCGGTATGCCTGTTTGCGTAAAAATAACGGTTTAGATTCGTCATTCATACGCTCCTTTAATACCTCGAGGTCATGAACGCGGCTGTTGTCCATGGGGACTATTCGTCCTCGTCGGTTGGCTCTGGAAAGTACGCTTCGACAACCTCTAGGGTCTTTTTAACCACTTCTTCACTATCAAAGCCAAAGACTGTTTTAGCGATTTTGTAGATTTGCGTACCTTTTTCGTGAAGCGCAACGATTTCTTTTTCTTTTGCTGCATCAACATCTGTTTTTGCTGTCGGTGCTTTTCCTGTTTCAGTTGTGTTTACTGCCATAATTCCTCCTTCTGGTAGTTATTCTCGATAGATCGAATTTTTTATGGCAAGGTACGCAGAGTCTTTGCCAGTCGCTGCGTAGCCTTAGGTACTTGCCACTAATATTTGACCAGTGATACATGCGTCTCTCGGTTGAACCGCACGCGTCACAATGCTCAGGTTTTCCATAGTGATACCTAACCCACATATGCTTTGCTGCATAAGAGGCGCCGTCACCTTTCCATCTGATGTTCTCGTCGCCAAGGCTATGCCCCTTAACAAACTGACTCAGCTTGTTGTTTTGGACGCCTTTTTTGAAGCTATACTTAGACAGATGTGCGGTACCTCTACGTTTCGCAGCGCATGAGGCTGAGCATGTCTTGCGTCTTTGCGCCCATTCGACTCTCGAGCAGCAACTAGGTTTATAGAAAACCTTTTTGCAAACCACACAGACTCTATTTGGGCGCTCAGACATTTGACAATATCACTAAATCATGCACTTGCAGCAGTTTTAATATTTACCAACCAACTTGCGTTCAATGTCTTGACGGCATAGCCATCAGCCTTCCAGCCAACTGTCATGAACATGTCGAGAGGGTTGCTTGTATCTGTTTTGTCGCTCTGCTTGATCTTAAGACCGAAGTTTTCGCCGTCGAGTTTGACGCGGCCGAACGCTTCCTGTCCGTGGAAGAAGTTTGAGAAGACAGTAACGGTGCTCGCCTCGCTCTTTTGGTTGCTTGAGCACTCAAGGAAGCGTACACGGTGCAATTTACCGATTTCGCCCTTGTAGAGCTCACCGCCATCCTTGTATGTGTGAGCGTTGATCCATACAGAGTCGCTCATGACGTCGTAAGCGGTGTCAGGGCCGACTTTGCCGAGGAAGTAGCCATCACCGTAAGGAATAGCGTTGTTCTTCTTGAGAGTACGGACTGCTTTACGAACTTCGGCGACGGTCAAAACGTCAGCAGACGTGATAGCCGTGATATTCGCGCGGCCTGCTGCAAGCTGAACGGTTGCGCCCGTGAACAGCTCGTTGCGGTCGAGCGTGTCGATCGTTTCGCTCGCGTTTTGTGCCATAACTTCGGTCTTTTCTTTTGCGGCACGGTCGATGCTCGTGTTGTTCAAAAGGCTAGAGATTTTATCGAAGTTACCATACTCAGCGACAGTTGCGTTCACAGTCGTACCAGAAATATTGCTTTCTGATGGGTTCGTACCTTCCGTTAGAGCTGTCGTTGCAGTAATCAGTGGGCTGTATCGGTTGAACGTTACAGTCTTACCGTTGTTTTTTGTGTGAGATTTTTCTTTTGCACCTTCACCGTGAATGTTTTGCTGCTTTGAACGCTCCAAGAATGTACGCTCTAGGTAGGTCATCATTTCGCCAGTGAGAGTAGCGGTAGTATTTGCTGCCATTTTGTTTCATCTCCTGATGAATTAAACGTCGTGGCCTTGCTTTCTGAGTCGTGCTTCCATTTCGCTGACAGATAATTTGTTAAACGCAGTCTGCTTGCCTTGCGCGCCTGGCGTAAGGTCTGTATTTGTGATTTGCTTCTCTGCGTTGCGTTGTGCTGTCATTTCGGCGCGACGTTCGTTAGCTTTTGCTGCTACGGCGTGTGATTTGTATAACTGGTAAACAGGGATATGTGAGCCGATGACCTGATTTGTACGCGGGTCTACAATGATAGACTGCGCAAGGATTTGGTCTACTTCAGCAGCGATTTGCGGATTATATTCGGGACTATTTGAGTCGAATATAGGAAAGTCTTGAATCGCACGGTTTGCATCTGAGTGCAATGTCATGCGTGATTCCGTCACCTGGTTGTTATACTTCTCAATCGCTCGTTCTTGCTGCATTGCCTCAAGTTGCGCTTCGAGTCGGCTGTAGTAGTCACCAGTTTCGGGATTTTGCTGTTCAAGAAGCTCCTCGACCGTCGCTGGGCGATACACTTGCGAATTGTAGGCTTCCACCTCGCTCCGTATTGCATTTCGCGTCGCTACAAGGTCACGAATTTCCGTATTAAGCTGCTCTTTTCGGGCTTCTGCTCCCCGTTTTGGCCTTTCAGTTTCCGTTTCATCGGTGTCCAAGGAATCGTCTAGGACTTCCTCCTGGCTATCACCATCTGTTTCCTGCTGTGACGTATCAACTTGATCGTCAGCCGTCGAACTTGTTGTTTCCTCGGTAGTCGAATCCGATACACTGGTGTCCGTTCCAGCGTCGCTTGTTACGACTGAGCCATTTTCCTCATCCATGGCAATTCTCTCTTTCTTGTTAAACGACTATTCACCGTCGAAGCGGAAGTTCAGAGATAAACTTCGTGCCGGTCACTCTGAGGCTAATGACCAGCACGGAATCTACCTGCTTTTTAGGTGCTCTTCGATGAGTGCCTCCATTCTTGTGACCGACGCGCGTATACTTGCGGCTGCTTTGCGGTTCGCGAGTACTTCGCGCACGAACAACTCTGGCGTCTCTTCCAAAGCTTTCTCACTAATGGCAAGTACTGAGTTTTCGAGTGCTTCGGCGTCTGCAATAAGCAGTTCAATCTCTGCCTTTATAAGTGGAGCTTCGTTCAAGACTTTCAAAAACTCTTCGTTCGCTGCTTTTTCTTGCTCTAAAGGTACGCTCTGAATCGTACTTCGGCGGGTGTACATGTTATCCTCTTGCATTTGCCATTACTCCTTGAATCGCAGTCAGTATGTCATCAGCTGAATATCCAGCCTCGGCCATTTGTAACGCTTCGTTAATCTGCTCGTCTGGCACACCCATAGATTGCAGGTACTGGGCTATCTGCTCCTCCTCGCTCGCAGGCTCTTGTGCGCCTTGTTGCTGTGCGGATGCCATTTCTTGCTGCTGGATTGCTGCCGCCTCTTGCTGTTCCTTAAGTTCTTTTATGTCTACTGTCAGTTCTTCGGGATTCTCGACGCCAGAACTTGTTACGATGCGATTCCATGCAGAAAGAACCTTGTCTTGCGGTACAAGCTGTATAAGAATAGGATTTGCTTCAAGCGTTTGGAGTAATTGAGTAAGTATCTCGCCCTGTGTGACGTCATCTTTCATCTTCGATGTTGATGCATCGACACGGAATTTGAGTGCTGGCGTAGCCGTGTCGTAGTCGATAATTACCCTGTTATCGTCGCTCAGTTGAGAGAGGTCGAATTTACCCTTTTCTGCGAGTCGTCGGAGTTCGTCTGCCGTATCGTTGTCGAGTTGCAGTTCCTCTTTGCCTGTTCGCTCGGCAAAATATAGGTTTATAGCTGTTTCTGCCCAGTTCTCAAACCATGCTTCGAAGTTCTTGCGGACATAGTTATCATCTACTGAGATTGCCGCCTGTTGCTGCTGCAGAGCCTGTGGTGTCTTACCAAAACCAGGATTACCGACCTCAGCGCTAATTGAGGTATCAGGGCTATTCGTGAGGTTGAGTAGCTGCGATTTCTGCAAGCCATACAGGTCTGGGTACTTTTCGATAGCTGTTGTACTGACATCGAGTGGCTCGATCTTGTCGTCGCGATTCATCGATATGACAGCGTTGGGAGCATAGACTATCTTCTTTTTTGACGCACCATAAGCCGCAATAGGTGGCGCGAGCATCAAAGCCCTGTTCCACTGATACATGCTCATGTCGTCGTCGATAAGATTCTGCAATGGCCCGATAAGCTCGACGATGCCGCGACCAAGTGGGTTGAACCCGTCCGTGTCGTATATAAACCAAGGCATAGGAATCTTGCCGCGAGGGTCTTTGTTTTGCTTGCGACGGATAATCGTGAAGTCTTTGTCACTTTTATCATCACCTGTCGTCGGGCAGAACGTATAGAACGTCGCACCAACGCCAACCTGGAAGCCGGTCACCGCTTCGATACCTTCTGAGTTAGTACCTCTATCGCGCTCATGAGGCTGTTGTTCGTTTGATTTCTTGCTAGAGCATGACTTCTTGATAGCCTTGAGACCATCCAAGTCCCATGTGCTTTCATAGCGCTCGTCGCGCCTTCGAGCCTGTTTGCGCATACGTTTCTCTTGGTCTATAAGCGAATCAATATCGTCTTCCTGCAGCCACGTTCGTAGGAAAAGATAAGGTGCGGCTGTAGCTGATTTATAACCGCGTGGGATAAATACATCAGCCCAGTATGGAAGCGTCAGGTCTGGCGAGTATTCGCCGTCATGATTCAAAAATGGTACATATGTCGGGACGCCACCGAATTGCGCTCCACGCTCGATAATCTGCCAACATTTTTGAATGAAGTCGTACTCGTGGTTGGCATATGGGAGAATCTTGTTGAGAAATATGAAGCCAGCAACAATTGGTAGCCAGTTATTATCGTCGTCATCCGCCTCAACCTTGCCGGTAGGTATCTGCTGTACTACTCGCTTGCCAACCTTGCGAGTTATCGAGGCCGTCGTACCGTCAGTAACATCAGAATAACGTGGATCGCGCTGGTCGCTTGGCCTATTCGCAGAAATGCGCTCAAACTCCTGAAAAGGAGCAGTGAGAAGTTCTGTATACTTCTTCGAGTCGCTATATTTATCTGAAAGATTATCTTCGTTAAGAAAAGAGAATGCCACTGGTTGAGTCAGATCCTTTATCTGCAAAGGGTCTGGCGTCTGCCAGTGGCTTTACTGATGTTATTATACCATAAATACTTTAGTAAAAACTAGCTATTGTAATAGCGGGAGTAGGTAGTATCCACCCTGTAGCCCTTGGGATTCTCACGATCACCAACAATGGTCACGGTAGGATCGAGCATCGTTTTGTCATCATGGTAGCGCCTAGCAAATGATTGAATCACGGCTATTTCCTCCAGTGCGCCCATGACAAACTTCTGCTCGGTGACCGTCTCTTTGAATCTCGCCATAGCATTGCCGCCCTTGATGTATTCGGTCGTCTCGGTAGTCGTGCCAGATTCATCTGTTTTGGTGACTGTCTTTTTGCCATACCGTATATTCATTACCATGTCCTCCTCGTAAACATTGATGTTATGTTGCCTGATGTGTAATCCTGATCTTCGTCGCCTAGGTCAATCTTTTCCTCTGTCTGATATAGCTGCCATGCACCAGCGAGTGACATAATTAAATCGTCGTGCGCTCCTACCTCCGCTTGCGCTTTCCATGAGCTGCTTGTCTGACTGACGATGAATGAGAACATTTCTGTGATGGTTGGCTTGTCGTAGATTCGGATGAGCTTGTTGTCGATGGCTTCTTTGAGTCCAGATAGCATAAGAGGGCGTGTTGCACTAGAAGTTGTCCAACCCAATTTGGTAGAGTCACTGGCTCCGGATATAGCGGCTGTATTAGTTTTCTCCACATATATTCGATATTTGGATAATCTGTTGAGGGTGGCGAGTCGTTCAATCTCTGCGACACCTCCGTTATTACGCTCGAAAGCGACGACGGGTTGTACTCCTGTTTGCTCATAGATAGTCTCCAATTCATGATGTATTAACGGTGTCATCTCGCTCGCTAGTACCTTTGAGTGATACACCACGGGTACATCTATCTTTGTCTTTGATAGGAACTGACCAGCACAGTAGTCCAGTCCACCCCATGCGGTGTCACAGAATACGACGATGAACTCACCTTGTTCATACTTACGGTAACGCCTAAACATTCAACGGCTCCTTGCACTGCTCTAAGTACCACCGCAATGAGTCTTGGTCAAAGTACTGGTCGCCGCTAGTAATAAACGCTTCCTCTGCTGTTTCAGGGTATTCTTGCTGGTATAAACGTCCTAGCCGTTTCTTTTCGCCCTCTAGGAACTCAGCACTATAGAAGTCGCTGGCCTTGTAGAAGTGCGGTGTAAATCCTGTCTCGCCCAGTACTGATTCATCCCAAAACTCTTTGAATTCATTGAACCCATTAGCGGTCGTCTCAACGACGAAACGCCCAGTGGGTACAAGAGCCGTTCCAGCAGACGCGTGAAGCTTACGGAAATACTTATAAAATGCAGCCTCGGACATATGTAAATTAGTGATCGTCTTTGAACGGCCAAACTCTGTATTTTCTGCCGTCCCGATGATGTACCGTGCATTGTTAAAGGCATTGTGCAGCTCGTACTTCGAGTTATATTTCAGTGGGACTTTGGTATTATTCTTGGTCTCAAATGACTTGATATAGTGCTTTACGCGTGCCAGCAAATCCTCTGCGTTACTCGCAACGTCTGCAATGACAACCGATAAGCTATTCTCTTTAAATATAAAGTCACTGGTAAATGCACCTAGTATGAGTGAGCTGAAGCCTTGCTGCCTAGCCTTGAGGATAATGTCTTTGCTCGTCGCCTCACTGACAAACTTCCTTTGAATCTGGTTGAGAGTAAAAGGTACTTCATTGCCAGTCTTATCAATGATCGTCAACTGATCTTCTATGAATAATGCGGCCTTATCGTACATTTTCGATGTCTACCCTGGACTTAGTATCGTAATATTTAGCGTCACGGCACTTACGCGAGCAGTATTTACGACGTTTATTAACCGCAAAGAAATCGCCGCACCAGTCACACCTGCAATAGATAGCTATCCTAGTCCGCATATTTACCCCTCATGTCGTTATTCACTTGGGTAAAGTTGTAGGTGTTCCCCTCTGGTTGCCTTTGCTCCGCGCCCAGTAGTTTCAATGCCATACCTGATGCTTTGAGCCGTATGCTATGGTCTATAGCTTCATAGGCGTCACCATCACCCGTTCCAAATGTTCGAGTAGCTACTAATCCATCTTTGATTGGTTGTACTGCAGCGTCTATAGTAATGTTGGCTTTTTCGAGTGCTGCGTCTATGGCTTCCTTGACATTAGGCTTACTTAGGGTTGTACTAGCCTCTGCCGCTGCTGTGTTGTCGTTCGTTACGCCATATGCAGCCTTGTATGCTTGTTTCCCATTACCATCATTAGCAACGTATTCTTTTACGAATTTCTTTTGCTTGATAGTGAGGCCTTTCTTGTCTTTGGGGTAGGGCATTAAGTATTCTCCCCTAGGTACTTTTCTATAGTTGTATATTGACCTAATTTATTTCTAAACCTGTTGCTCAAGTAGCTTTCGGTTTTCTTGTGACAGGGCACACACAATGTACGGCCATTAGATAATTCAAACCTTAACTCTGGATAGTAAGCAAATTCCTTGATATGGTCTGCATTCAACTCTACCCCACGTGCATTACACTCTTGGCATGTGTAGTCATCACGTTCAAATACGGCTTTTCTCCACTTCTTGTATTCATTTGACCCACGAATACGCTGGTTTATAGAAGTGACCCATCCTGTCTTATTGCCCTTTGCAAAGCTAATTTGTTTACCCCTGTACCCAGATTCGATACTACACGAAAGAGAGCAATAAAGCTGTGGCCTTCCCTTGTTAAACTCTTTACTACAATGCTTACACGTAGAGTAGGTAACCCGCCTAGTGCCTTTAATTGGCGATACCCTGCCTTTCAGAGGACTTGCCCCTCCATCACGGCGTATACCTCTAGGCATCGAGATGTTCTCCTAGGTAGCGGATTGGATCATCGGCTATCACCATTTGCATGAGATG